TTACACATTGATCAACATATTTCGCAGTGTTGTTGAACACGCGCAGCATCGGCACGATTCCATTGCTAGTGCCATTGGTCCCGCGAATCTGACTATTTGTCGCGCGCACATTGTGGATATGCATCCCGATTCCTCCCGCCCATTTGCTGATGAGAGCGCAGTCTTTCAGCGTATTGTAAATACCTTCGATACTGTCTTCCTCCATCGCGATTAAATAACAAGAACTGAGCTGTGGTCTCGGTGTGCCCGCGTTGAAAAGCGTCGGCGTAGCATGGGTGAAATATTTCTGCGACATCAGATGATATGTTTCAATAGCAGCAGCAATGTCGGACCCATGAATACCAATGGCAACGCGCATCCACATGTGCTGGGGTCTCTCGATGATGACGCCGTTCGACCGCATCAAATACGACTTCTCCAGAGTCTTGAACCCAAAATAGTCGATTAAATAGTCGCGCTTGAAGTCAATGGCGGCATTGATGGCATCGCCATGGGTCTCCGCAACATTATAGAGCTCTTTAGACAAAAGGGGCGACAAGTTTCCATTCTTATCGACGGCGTTAAAAAGGGCGCGAACTACTTCGCGAAAGTCAGAGACCGTATTTTTATGGTGGTTTGATACCACAATATGAGAGGCAATAGTCCCGTAATCATAGTGGGTAGAAGACAGCGCCGCGCATTGTTCGGCAGTTAGTTCGTCAATTTTAGTTGTGGAAATCTTGTCGTAAAGTTGGTCGATGATTTTCATCGCAAGAGAGGTATAATTGATTTTGACACCGGCCTCTGTTCCAATGGTTTTGATACGGTGGAGAATCTTATCAAATGAGACAATCTCGATAGCGCCGCTGCGCTTTGTCACGTGCATTTCATCATTTGACATATACAATGATTATGTATATGTCAAGTTTCTAAATCATTTGTTTTATAGAATATTATATGGGTGTTATACGTCGAGCATTTTGATAATACACCCGCTGACACAAGGTTTGGGCACGCGTTTTTTCGGGAGGCGGTGGCTATATCCGTTGGTGCGTTCTTTCTCGACTATGCGCCAGAAGTCTCGGATTCGCGGCTCCGCCGCGGAAAACCAGTCGCGGTTTCGTTTCACCAGGACGCATGAGAATCGGTCGCAGTACCAGTATATTCGGCGAAATAGTACATGGCTGTTTGCATTTTCGCGTTTTTTCTCTGAAACCCAGGATTCAATTGCCGGTTTACTGAGAGGCGTGTCAAGTGGCATATACACGTATTTTGGCGAATTATCCACAAAATCGCGTTTTACAAAATAGAGGATGACTCCATTATACAAATAATTTGGTATCCCAGCGTAGAATTTCGTTTCGGCATCATCATCTGCCGTTGTGACCGCCTCCGGATACTCTTTGAATTGCGTTTCTATGAAATTACAATCATTCAAATCGCACACTTCCATCTGGACTTGCATTTGAATCCAGTATGCCATAGAGGGAACACCCGTTATTTCACGGTTTACGACATTCTTGATTTCCAACATAACGCCATAGTCGTCGGATTCGGGTGAAACGACGATTCCGTCAGGTGATGCGCCGACACACTCAATGCGCGGATGCTGGATACATCCAAATTGTCCGACAACACATTTGTTGCGTTGTTCATATATTGCGACCGAAAGAGGTTCGTATTTGACACCCCAGTGTAGAGGCGAATCCACGTTCACGTTTTTTACTTCGGTTAATGCCGCCGTGTCATCATCATCGTCGGCTGGTATAATAACGATACTTGGTATTTGAACATCGGGACGGCATTTTTCGCAAATGAGACTATTGTAGTTTGCGTCTGAGCCAAAGATTTTCCATATATTACTCGCTGTAACCAGGTTGTTGCGGAAGGCGTACCATTCGGGCGTACGCTGGGCTGGTTGGTATGCCGAGCGTAGCTTTGCTATTTTGGCATCTATTCCGTCGCTTTTAGAATAGTGGATTTGGCGCGGATTCAAATACTGGCGCCGAGGAATAGACAACATATTCAAATATTCGCGCATTTGGATACCGATTTTGTCGCGGATTTCGGTATATGCTTCGTCGTAATCATCGGCATTTTCATAAATATCCATACAAGCACATATTGATAAATATTCGTCGGTTGCGAGTCCAACGAGTTTGTCGTAAAACAGGGGGTCGTGATGTTCGATTGAGTTTGCCTCTAAATACTCACTAATAAATAAATAAATTTCCAGTTCGAGTTCGATTGTTTCTTGGTCGGTTAAGTGATGCATTTTATATAGTTATAGTTTATTTTCTAATATTTTTTTATTCAATTTTACGGATGGTTGGGTCGCGTTATGCGTCTTCTGTTATCACAACGGCGACTTTCTTTGGTGTCATTGACTTCAGTGTAGATACCTTCTTATCGAGGTTCTTCAATGTGAATGCGCGAGTTGCCGGGTTGAATATGAGCCCAGGAATGGATTGAATTGTGCCGTGGGTCTTGTCATACTCGACATCGCGCACTTTGGCCATCTTGTCTTTTGCCAAACACTCGCTGAAAAATTGCTTGAGTCCTTTTACGTCTTTTAGTGAAAAGGCGTTTTCGCGGCCATATTTTTCGGCATACGCGTGTAATTTTTGGATTTTTAGGCGTTTGTCCAATTTATTCCAGGGTTCTGTACTTAGCGCCTTTTTCTCTTGTTCGAGGAGCAAATCAATTTGGGTAAGTGATGAATTGGCTTTGTCTTCCTCTAATGCCGCCGCCGAAATCATGTGATTTTTATATTTGTTCATAATCTTTGTGTCTGGTGGAATTGTGGAATCTGCTTTTGGAGGCGGGGCTTCAGCTGCTGATACAGCGTTCTTAAATACATCATTAATGGAATCGGTTTCGTTAAACATAATTTAGTGGTGTTTCTTTATATTATTATGGTTAAATGTTTATATTGTTTTATTACAATACATTATGAATATGGAAACCAAGGTCGTGGATTTCTTGATAAAGGTACCAAACACGGATATTGTGTCTGTCGCGAAAAAAGAAAAACCGATTCGCAAAACTATGGAAGAATGGAAATTGGACCCAAAATATTTAAATTATGATACGCAATTGGAGTGTATAGCAACTGCTGCTCAAGATGGCTCAGGAACACTCGTTTTTCAAGAATTACATCGCCAAGTTTGTGCCAAGATTTCGGGATACAAATCGCAAGATATGAAGAAAGGTTTATATGATGAATCCAAGTTTGTGCGCTTTGACGATGTGATTGCTTTGATGTCCGACCGTAAAATGCTGTGTTTTTATTGTCGGAAACAGGCGATGCTATTCTACGAACACGTGCGCGAAACAAATCAATGGACATTGGAACGAATTGATAATGGGCGTGGACACAATACGGACAATGTGGAAATCGCATGTCTAAATTGTAATTTGCGCCGGAGAACCATGTACCATGAGAGGTATGTATTCACTAAACAAATGGGGACCGTGAAGTTGCTGGATTGATTGATTTGCGATAAAAGAAAATAAAAGACCGTCCACTAATTATCTAAATCATGGCATCATCCGTTGTTGAAAAACTAGACAATTTCATTGCCTCGAAACGCATCCCCAATATTATTTTTCACGGTTCGTCGGGGTCCGGCAAACGAACCATCGTCGGTGATTTTATTTACCGGATTTACCATGGGGACCGTTTACGCGTGAAAACCTATGTCATGTTTGTGAATTGTGCTCATGGGAAAGGCATCAAGTTCATCCGCGAAGAACTCAAGCATTTTTCAAAAACGAATGTCCAGTGTAATGACAACAATTTGTTCAAGAGCATTGTCCTCTATAATGCCGATGAATTGACGATTGATGCCCAGTCTGCTTTACGCCGTTGTATTGAACTATTTAGCAACAATACGCGGTTTTTTATTGTGGTCGAGAACAAGTACAAGCTGTTGAAACCCATTTTGTCGCGATTTTGTGAAATCTATGTGCCGGACAATAACACAGCGAAGTTTGCGCATGAGGCACCTATTTACCAGAGCTTACATATTATTAAGAACAATGCTGTTTACGGAGACCTTGGCGATGAGCACCATGAACGTACAAATCGGCGCATTGCCGAAATTATGGGCGCCAATATTGAAACGCGGACTCATCAACAATTTATTGAGATTGCGGACCGCCTCTATGAAGATGGTATTTCTTGTTTGGATGTTTTGGAGTTTTTAGCGACGATCGCAGACAATGCTCGGCTTGTAAAGTTGCGATTTTGCTATAACAAAATCAAGGGCGAGTTTCGTTCTGAAAAAATGCTTATGTTGTATTTGTTTGACTTCCTCTATCTTCGTTCAAACACGGATTTAAAAAATATTTCGTTTTTATAAATGGATGATTTTGTGTTGTCAAACTTGAACGAGTCGCGTAATGAATGGTGTAGTCGGCTGGTTGCGATTTTGACGCCTCTCATAATGGAGGGGGTGCGGTCTATTTTTGCCGAATCGTGGAAGCTCAGTATGGAAACCAATGAACTGGAAAAATATTTGATGACATTCCAGAATTTCTTGTGCCGTGTGCCCAAATGGAACTCGAATATTATTGAAGATGAAAAGAAACGCATTGTGGAAAAGTCGGGATGCGGATATTTAGAAGATTTGATAACGTGTGTTCATATCATTCAACTGAAAGTCTTGACGTGTGTTCGCGTTGGTACTCGGCAGAAGAAAATCGACATTTCTATCCCGAAGTTGAATGACTTTATACACAAAGTTTACATCACCGTTGCCAGTAAAGTGTATCGCAATGCGTATTTGTTCGACAAGTATGCTACCGCGATTGTACAACAGCGCAATAGTCGCGAGTTTGAGGTAATTGTAGAGGAGTGTATTTTGCGCACGATTCGCGATAGCATTCCAACTGAGACGATTGTTCGGGCATATTTAGACGTTTCTATTGAGCAAGAGGAAGAGGAGGTTATTAGTGCTGGTGCTACCGAAGGTGCTAATGAAGGTGCTGGTGCTGGTGCTGATGAAGGTTCTGGTACCGAAGGTGGTTCTACCGGAGGCGCTGATAAGGCGGCGTCTACCAAAATCGAAGATAGTACCGAACCACCCAGTGTGGTTCCATCCATCACTAATATTGACGACAAGCCAGTGATTACCAAATTGTCATTCAATGATATTGACCAGGCACTCAATGATGACGGTCGTGTAGAAGAAATAGTTGCGCCAAAAACAGATGAACGCTTAGATGATATTAGCACGATGCGGTATAATCAGCGACGCGCCGAAGAAGAGGATGATGATGATGATGACCGAATCAAAATAAGCGACGATGTCGATTTGGATTTAGGCGCAATGGATTTGAATCCGATGTTTAGCGGAGCCGCCGCCGCCGCCGGAGGCGGCGACAATATAGATTTAGGCATCGAAGAGTTTGCGTAAAAAAATGGTTTAAAAAATAACTTTATTTAGAAATGGATTCTATTGTATCAATTGTTTTGGCTACTACTGTCTTTTACATTGTTGTAAAGATTATCGAGATGAAGTTTATTCAAAAAGAAATGCGGCCTATGAAAGAGTTGATGCGCGATTCTGCCATTGTTGCGTTATCATGTGGCGTTGCGGTATTTTCTGTAATGACACTCAATAAACCGGTGGGCGGGTTTATTGATGCGATTACCGAGAAAACGGCGATTCCAGCTGCTGCCAATGTGTTTACGGGGGACCCTGGATTCTAAGGCACGGATATAATAAAACAATAAATAACTTTGGTTATTGTTTTACACAGGATTAGCGTTTTTGTATGATGCGATGCGGATATCCAAAGGTTTTCAATACAATCATTTCCTCGTATTTTCTAGAAGCCAAGTAGGCATCTACAAGTGCGTTTATTTGCGGTGCGTCGGTGTCATCCACGGCCATAATTCCACCCGGTTTCAGCAAAAGGTCCGCGTGTTTCATGTCATTGGATGCGCAAAACTCGCTGTGTCCGCCATCTACATGAACAAGGTCGTATGTTGATTGTTCTGATGGATTGTCGTTTATCCATTTTGGCATAGTTTGCGTCGAGTCTCCCGCGTTATATTCGAACGTGATATTGCGAAAAGCCGACTGTAAATATTCTAGACATGGTCGCGTATATTTGTGATGGTCAATGTCAAATATTGTGAATGTTGTGGCGGATGATGACAGCAGCATCAACATCGCTGAGTGTCCGGCGTTAAACCCGATTTCGCAAATCTTGGCACGTGCCTCTTTTCCACACCAAAACAGATTGAGTTGTTTGTTGTACAATTCAGGGTATTCCTTGAATGTTTGGTGATGGTAGAAACTGTTGCCTTCAAACGCGGTTTCACAGGCGATGATTTGTTTGAGGTCCTCTAAGTAAATCAACATTTCGGGATATTTTTTGTTGTATTCTTGGGCAAGTTCCATATAAATAGTAGTGAAAACCTGGGTTTATGTATTTTGTATATCAATATAAATATTTGAAGTATATTAGGTTATAATGCCCAACGATTGTGAGAACCATATTACTATTACTGCCGACCGTGAAGAGATTGACCGACTTATAAGGAATGAATTTATGGTGGGAGAAACCGATTTGTATTTGGACCGCGTCCATGTTTATCGCAGAGGCCGCGGTGCTATTGAGTTGAATATGTGGTCTGCTTGGGCACCCGATTTTAATTGGTTGGCCGGACTTTTGACTAAGTATCCATCATGCTGGGTGAAAAATAAATGGCACGAAGAAGGCGGAAACGCAGGGGTGTGGATTGGATATACACGCGATGGAGCCGCGACTATTCAACGAATGGAATGGGATGATATGTGTTTGGAAGAATGTGCCGACCGGTTTAGTTTGTAGAGGTGTTTATACCGGTGAAGATTTATATGAAATGAAGTTTTTGTCCTATATTTTTGAAAAGCGCGCCATTGTACGGGACATTCTTCTCCATTGACTTTGCGATTGTTTTGTCGCTGATTTTCTCAAACCGAATACAATCATACCGAGAGCTATATTCACGCATTAGTTGTCCTGTTGCCGCGTCAAATACGCCAAACCCGTTCTTGTAAAGCATCGGATGTTTTGCTTTTGAAAACAAAAAGCAAACATTGTCGATGCATTTTTATTATTCGCGTTTGCTTTTCAAAAGCAATTACACATCAAAATCGACTTTGATAACACTCGGCGCTTCCAGCTTAGTAAACAATACTTTTGTAATTTTCCGTAATACATTTGACAAATCAAAGTTTTTATTATTTGGGTTGTATCGTAGGATTGTAATATTTTGCTCTAATAAATATTGCTCTCTGGTGCGTTCATCGGTTATATCTCGGCCTTTGTGGGCGTTTTCATCACATTCAATTGCCAAGTTGTAATCTTCAAAATACAAATCAATATAGTATGGTCCAACCCTTTTCTGTCGTGTTAATCTGAGTGCTTCTGAAAACGAGTTCTCTATAAACCCAATTGTCTGGGTTTCAATACACATAACAACATTTACATGGCCGCAATTTTCATTTATTTTTTTTATATACCGGTTTTTGAGATTGTATGTATTCTTTACTAGAACGAATGCGTCTTCTGTAAGCAACATATGTATGCGGTTATGTCCACCTCTATAATTTAACTTTTCATATTGTTTTTCTTCAATAAAATTGACACCTTCCTTAAAGTTTTTTTTTACAAATGTAGTCAAACACACTTTTTGGGTATTGAACATATCCACCAGTTCGTCAACATTCTTTGTAAATGCCATCTGTAATATATATTATTAATAATTATACACTTGTGTTTTCAATTTTATATATAAAATTGAAATCTTATATATAATCCAACTCATCAATTATATTACAATGAAATGTTTGGCAAAAGACCGCAATAAAAATGGATGTCGCAATTATTACCAACCTGAATCGCGATTCTGTAAGAATCACCAGTATATGAACGATTATACCGAGACAATGCTTGAGCAAACGCGATTGTGTTCTGGGTGTAAGAAGATGTATTTTATGGAACCCGATATAAATCAGTGTTCTACATGTCATAGTCGAGGCACGGCCAATCGTGAAAAACTGCGTACTACAGCAGTTGTCGTGCCGTGTGGGAAACCCGGATGTACTTATTCAAAATCCGCCAACAATGCGTATTGCGGACTCCATCAGATTTGCTTGTTTGAAGACAAATGTACGAATGCCGGCACGCGACCTTGTGCCAAGTACTTGCGCGGATGTCGTGTCCAGTTGTTGTCGGACTATCCGAATCGGAGTTGTGTGGAATGTTTGGAAAAGGAACGGGTGCGAGACCACGCAGCGCGTAGCGCGGTTGTATCGGATATTGTTGATGGACTCAAGCAATGCTCGATTTGTTGTAAGTTTAACCCGGTGGATTGTTATGTGGGGGCAAATGGTCAGGAAACCAAGACATGTAAGGCATGTCGCGATGAGTTTGCGAGGCAAAATGAGAAACGCGACAAGGAACATGTGCGCGAGCTGGACAGGAAAAACTCAAAGAAGCCAGATCGGGTGGCTGTTAAGAATGAATGGAATGAAAATAATTATGAAAAAGTTGTGTTGAAGACTTTGAATTACCGCGACAGACAACATAATGAAAATCAAGAAGCATACTTGGAACATAATGCTGAAACAATGCGGAAATGGCGTGAAAACAATCCGGAAAAAGTTGTTGAAAATAATGAATCGCGACTTATGAATATTGGATATAGATATGAAGACTACAAACGAACAGCAATGAATCGCGGACACAAGTTTGAATTAGACCTAGCACAATTCGATTCAATCGTTAAAATGCCGTGCCATTATTGTGGAGATATTCAGGAAAAAGGTTTTAATGGGATTGACCGAATGGACCAACAACAAGGATATGTGCCTACAAATTGTGCGAGCTGTTGTCGGCTCTGTAATTTTATAAAGGGGGCAGTTGATAATATATCATTCTTACATCGTATTGAACATATATTGACTAAAAACAGCATTATAAAAGGTAATTTGTATCCAGAAGCATTTGCGAATCATAATGGATCGTCATATTCTTTGTATAAAACCAATGCGTCAAAAAGAGGCTATGATTTTGAATTATTGGAAGAAGAATATTACAAAATAATTCAGGATGATTGTTATATTTGTGGTAAGAAAACGGATGAAACACATATAAATGGCATTGACCGATTTGATAATGATATTGGGTATACATTGGCAAACGCAAATGCTTGTTGTTGTGAATGTAATTTTATGAAAAAGGATTTGGAATATAATGTTATGTTTGACCAGTTTAAAAAAATATATGAATACTCAATGAATAAAACACAAATTGAGCCCACTGTTTACATTACAAATATATTAACCCCAAATAAAAATAAAAAATCCAAAGAAGAAATCCGTGAAGCATCGCGGATAAAAAAGGAAAATCAGCGACAAGCAATGCGTGAAAAATATGGAAATGAAGAATATAAAAAAAGACATGCAGAAGAACTCGCAAAATTACGCAAGGATAAACAAAATAACAAATAAATCTTTGATAAAAAACAGTTTTTTATCAAATTGGTATAAAGAGACTTCCCGTACATAACTAAAAATACATGATATGTAGGTCCCTCAACTACTATAGGCTACACCACACATACCAGCCATCACTCTTAACACATTATAAGAGTAAGCATACACTCTGACCTTGGCGGTGTTGGTTCCAACAACAGTTCCCGAAGAAAGGACAAGCTGGAGAGTAGCATTGTCGATTCTGGAGAAGTTACACGTGCCGGAAGGCTGATGTTCCTCGGGTCTAAGGGCAAAGGAGTATACGTTGATGCCAGTATCGGGGGCACGGGTGTGGTGCTGGAAGGGCTGGACAACGTCAAAGTAAGAACCTTCTCGCTCAGAGATTCTGTCCTGGCCGTTAAGCTGGAGCTTAGCGGTGACGACCGGGTTCTCGCCCCAGCAGTGCATGTTGAGGGCGGTCTCAGCGAGCACGAATGTGCCGGCATCGGAGACGAGGGAGCCGCTGTTTCCACTGGCAGGACTAGCATCAAGGATGGTGTGGTCCCAGCCAGCGAGGTTGTTAAGACCTATGCCAGAATTGTTGGACACAAGGCCATCAAGAGCACCGGGCATCTGGAAGACACCTCCGGAGATGAAGGCTTGGGCACCAGATGTCTCAGCCTGACCACCGAAGACGGCAATCGAAGGAGGGAGAGCATCAATGGCATCAGTGTAGTTGAAGGGTTGGGGACCCATAACTTTGTACAAGGTAGATCCACCCTCCAAGGCATTGCAGTAGTCAACGTTGGCATCGGGCTGAACAACCCAGATGAGCTCCTTGCAGGGGTGGTTGAAGTTGATCTTGATCTTGTTACTGGAAGATCCGACCGACTCATCACCAGTGTACTGGAGCTGCTCAATGAGGTACTCGTGGGGGTTCTGTGCCATCTTTCTGCGCTCGTCAGTATCCAAGAAGATGAAGTCAACGTAGATAGATGCGGCAACAAGGGACTGCTGGTAAGCAGTGGTGACAGCCTGAGAAACACCAGCGGCATCATTCAAAGACTTAACAGCCCACAAGCACTCGCCAATGGGTCTGAAGTCAATGTTGATCTTGACCTCGTGGTACTGGAGAGCGACCAAAGGCAGAGCAAGGCCGGGGTTTCTGCAGAACCAGAAGAGGAGGGGAATGTACAAGGTGGTCTCGGGGAGAGCCTTGCGGGGAGCGCAAACCTGGCTGGGGCCACCGGTGGCAGCGCAAGGGCCGTTGATGTCGGCGAAAGCGGGGTCGCACAAGTAGGTAAGCTGAGTGGTGTGGCCAATCATCTTGTAGTAACCAGCCTGCTGCTCAGAAGAGAGGGTAAGCTGATTCCAGATGTGCATCCAGTCACCATATTGGCGGTCGATTCTCTGGCCACCGATCTCGACCTCAACGAGGGCGATCAGCTGCTCACCGGGGTAGTCTAACCAACGGGCATAGACAGGGCCAGTACCAGCGGCTCCCATACCCTGGTTAATCTCAGGGAGAGTAACCTGGACATAGGTGCGGTAAGCCAAATCTCCATTTCTGGAGATGGTGCAGGACACACGGCGACCAAAATCGGCCTGGCCGTTGAAGGTCTGCTCGATGGACTCCATCGCGAAGTTGGTGTGGCGTCTGTACGACACCTTCCAGAAAGTGATCTCGGGGTTTCCAGTTAGGAAAACGTCTTGTGCGCCGTAGGCGACTAATTGCATAAGTGCTCCTCCCATGTTTTTTATATAATTCCAAAACATAATTTTTCCTAAATAATTGCGCGCATAACGCTCAAAAAATATTGGCACTATTAAATATGTATAGTTTAATAACATTTTTTTAGTCTACAAAAATGTAGACAATATGTGGCATATAGCAATCTGACCACTTATTGATAAATGTTTTTCTGATAGTCCGCGATTGCCCCGACTTTTTATTGTCGGGGCAGTATTTAGTAAACAATGCCGCGAGTTTGTAAATATATTGGCTGTCGTGAACGTCCCATCTATGGGACTGAAATGGGATATCCCGTGTATTGTAGCGAACACAAATTGGATGAAATGAAAAATGTCTTGGTGCGACAAGAACATAAATATTCTGCGCCCGGCTCGGGAAAATGCTCGGCAAAGTTGTGTGTCGAACATCCAGGAAATCCCAGGTTCAAAGGTTATTGTACGACCTGTTTCTTGACAATGTATCCAGACGACCCTCTCTCTTTCCAGTCAAAATACAAGACAAAAGAACAAGCGGTTTGTGCTTTTATACAAAGCCGATTTGACGGGGTTGTACATTCTGCGCCATTGTATATTTCTGGTGTGAGGGTTGATTACTATATTGTGGTTGCTAATACCATGTTGTGTATAATTACCGACCCCCATTGTCGTATTAATTTTGAAGAAGTGTTCGGCAAAAATGGTGCGATTACTCGTGTCATAGTTATTGTATTCAATTACAATAAATACGTGAATGAACATAGACATAATGTGAATCCGATGTTGTATATGCGCCTGCCAATATTAGAGGATGAAATTGCTAAACAAATGGAAAGAATTGTTGCTAAACAGAATCGGGAGCCAGTTGAAATAATTCGGCTATTTACTCAGTGAATCCATTGACGAATTCTCGATGATGAACTTTTCTAAATAATCGTCTTGGAATACCTCTTTTTTCCCGTCATGAGACTTTTGAAAAATATATTTGCCGTCGCGTTTTCTAACACTCCACCCCTGTTCAAGCGATTTGTAGATGAATGACATTTTATATATGATTTTTGTCTCTAAATTGGCTGGCAACTGAACAGAATTACTCATTATTATATAAATTGTTGATTAATTTATTGGGTAATAAACGGATTCATACACATATTTGTCTGTTGTTATGGTGCGTTTAAAATATCATTTTCACCCAAGAAAAATATTAGAATTGTTTTCTGATAAAAACATAAAATCTACAAAGTATATTATTTAGGATGAAACCCGACGATGCCCCAATAGACTACCTTTTACATGAAGATGTTGCCAGATACGTTATGTTCCCAGTGAAAGACGAAGACATTTGGAAAATGTACAAAAAACAGGTCGATTGTTTTTGGAGAGCAGAGGAGGTAGATTTGTCAAGAGACCTCGGTGACTGGAGCAACTTGAACGAGGACGAAAAATATTTCATATCCATGGTGCTAGCATTTTTTGCGGCCAGTGACGGAATCGTCATGGAGAATCTGGCGACGCGGTTCATGGCAGACGTACAATTGGCGGAGGCCCGCGCCTTTTACGGATTCCAAATTGCCATGGAGAATATTCATTCCGAGATGTATAGTATTTTGATTGACACCTATATCAAGGACCGCGAAACGCGTGGAAAACTGTTTTCGGCAATTACCACATTTCCGTGTATTCAAAAAAAGGCTGACTGGGCGCGAAAATGGATTCAACATGATTCCAACAACAAATCATTTGCTACGCGTTTGATTGCGTTTGCGTGCGTAGAGGGAATATTTTTCAGCAGCAGTTTTGCGGCAATTTATTGGATTAAGAAACGCGGATTAATGCCGGGGCTCACATTGTCAAACGAGTTTATCAGTCGTGATGAGGCACTTCACACCGAGTTTGCGATTATGCTTTATGGGAAATTGCTGGAGAAGTTGGACAAGACCGATGCGCAAAATATTGTGCGAGAAGCCGTAGAAATAGAGAAGGAGTTTATCACAGTTGCGCTTCCGTGCCGATTGATTGGAATGAATATGAAGTTGATGTCGCAATATGTGGAGTTTGTGGGCGACCGATTGTGTGTTCAATTGGGGGTGCCGAAGATTTATGGCGCGGCAAATCCGCTGGATTTCATGGAATTAATTAGTGTGGATAGTAAAGTTAATTTCTTTGAACGCACAAATAGCGAGTATGCAATGGCAAACAAGGAAGTCGCGGGGGATGTCTTTGACTTTAGCGCGGATTTCTAAGTATAATGTTGGTATAAAATATAACAACATTATGGA